ATGGAGACAAACAATCATAAAACAAGTGATTACAGTGCGGTTCTTGAACAAAGATACGGAAAACTGGGAACCACAGAACGAACTAAGTTCGATGAAGAAGCATACGCTTTCTACACCAGCCAAATACTCCTTAACGCAAGGAAAGAAGCCCAAATGACACAGTCGGAACTTGCCGAACGTATAAATGCCACAAAGTCCTACATATCACGGATCGAAAAAGAAATGATTACGCCAAGCGTATCTACTTTTTACAGAATAATAAATGCACTTGGAATGAGAGTTGAGATAGTCAAACCTTTCATGTGAGAAAACATGTATTTAACAGACTCTTTGATAAACCCAAAGAGAAATTATACATTGTCCTCATTGTGAGAAAAGTTTTAATATTAGTATAAGGTTGACAGACGAGCAAAAGGAGGTGAAAACATTGCAAGGGATTGAATAAAATGTTATATTTGCGGTATGTGGAAAGAGAAATTAGGCGCATATCTTATTGATGTGTCAAAATATGTGTTGACGGGTGTAGTAATTGCATCCTTGTTTAAGGACTTAGGCGAAAGCAAGATGTTAATCTATGGGCTTGGCTTGTTGGTGGCTTGTTCCACCCTCTTAGCCGGGTTGGTATTAAGTAATAAAAAGGAGGAGGAAAAATAATGGAAGCCATTTTTGTATTGTCTGCGATAGGTTTGCCTTGCGTGGTGTTCTTGATTTGGTGCCTTACCCCATCGGGCAAACGGTGGTTAAAGGCCAACCACATGATTTAACAGTAACACGGGCTATCAGCTCTCAAAGGTTTACGGGTGGCGGTTTGGCCATCCGTTTTTTCATGGCAAAATCCCATCCTATCTAAAGGAGATTTCCTCTATTTGAATTTAACAAGAACGGGCATCTGAAAGAATACCAATCCCTCTATCTATTGAAACGCCCAAAAAGGTGGATTATTCGAGTTGGTAGGTAGAACGCAGGCAAAATTCACAAACAAAAATCCCTAAGTATTTATTAATTATATACTTAGGGATTTTTCTCGTGACCCCGGAGGGATTCTAACCCTCGACCTTCAGAACCGGAATCTAAGAGGAGATATTTGCTAACTACTTATTTTTGATTTATTTATATTTATTTTATTGCGATAAGGGAAAACAATAGGTAAACAATTTGCAAAACTATTCCTTAAACGCTCTGCCTATCCTCTCACCTGTTACCCATCCATCTCTGAATCAGAGTTCAAATATTCCGGCCGTGAGGCTCTGATATAAAATCAAGAATTAATTGACAACAGAAGGCGTACCGAAACGATGCGCCTTTTTATTATATTCAACATTGGATTGGGAAAAGACGCTGCTTTAATAATGTACCTTATTTCCATATCTTTATTTGGTGGATGGGGTGTCAACTATGATTTTGTATGAGAGGAATCAGGGTTATAGTCGCTCGTGATTCTACTTATCTCTTTGTTTGCTGATGTTTTTTAGTGCTTACCGTTTTACCGCTTTTCGTTTCAGAATTGTGGTTTTGGGAATTTGTTTGTTGTGTATCTATTTTGACAGGATTTATATCAATTTTATTGAGACTTATAGATGATTTTTTTACGAAGTCGTTGTATAAATCAAATATTTCGTCGGTTAAAGGAATTTCTTTTATAAGTTCTCTTACTTCTTTTAATCTATCTACTTGATATTGTTCCATTTGTGCGCTGAATCCTAATAAATCCTTGCATTTGCATATAATATCATTAGAAGTGTCTCTTTTTTTGCATTTTATTGAAATGTTTATCATGTAAATATGAGTGTCTATCAATAAATTCCATTTTTTTGTATCTCTAAAATCAGTCCATAGCACCTTTAATGTATTATACTGGTTTTCATAATAGTCCTTCATTATCCCTTTTTTCGCGCTGCTTTGAATTTTTTTCACGTTTTTCTCTATCTTTTTATCGATAGAAATTATATTAAAAATCTGCCACGCCATCAATATTGTAATTATTAATCCTAAACATGCACATACCCATCCATAAAACCCATTAGGGTCATATTCTACTTTCCCTATTCTTGCGTTTGCAATTGCTATTGCAGAAATAGATAATAATATTGAAGCTATATTTAATACCGTATTTATACAATTCATAGATTTAACTATTTAGATAACAAAAGTGTATAATAGAAAATCGAACATATTTCATCAAGCTGTGAAATGTTAAAAACAATATATAAATCTCTTCCTTTCAATTTACCGATTTTTAAAGGAGTTTGAGAATTTAGATAGCCTTTTACAGGTACATTTTTCACTTCTATAATTAATGTATTATCATTCGGCTTTGTATAAGCCGATGCTTCCTTGCCATCATTGATGAAAATAAATCTAATTTCAATTATATCCACGTTTATAGAGAAAGGAGTTCCATTGCTTATTACAGCCATATTACTAAATAGGACCTCATAATCACCCAAACACTCTTTTATTTCTATTCCGTTTAATCCGACCATAATGTTATAGTTATATTTGCATTTATTTAAATTTAATAGAAACCTATTTAGTTGTTGCTTTTGTATTACTTACTTAATACCTGAATAACCTTGTCTTTCAATCCCATTTTGATAAATTCATCATCATCAACATCAAGCTCAACGACAACTTTAGTCGAACCTCTCTTCCCTAAACGAAGAAGTTCTATTTCCTTTTTCAATTTATTAATTTCCTGATACGCAATATTAAGTTCGTTTGTTATATCTTCATTTGATGATATTGATTCCTCATCAAAGAAATATCCAACAGGCACTTTATAAAAAGAAGCTATCTTTTGTAACAAGTCTACTTTGCATATACTACCTTTATATATAATATTATACATAGTTTGATAGGTGGTTCCAATTTTTTGAGAATCAGCATATTTATCATCGCTTTTCTCAAATAAAACCTTCAATTTCTCCGTATTCATATCAAATATACTTTATAAATAATGTTAATAGCGTGTATCTTATATAAAGCAAACTTGTTCAATTATAAAACATACTTTATATTTGCACTATAAAGTTATAAATAAAGCACAAATAATAAGTATCATAAAGAAATAAATATGGAAAAAGAAGTAGAAAAAAAGCCGATTGGGCCGACATTGAAGAGAATGCAAGTAGGGGATAAGGAAGCATTCCCACTTTGGAGAGCATTATCTGTACGCTCTACTATCGGTCAGATACAAACAGTGACGGATATGCGGTTTTCCACACGTTCGGAGTATCCGAACTTTATTGTAACACGTAACCAGTAAGGATATGGTAATGTATAATAGATTCTAAAAATGCAAGGAAGGATTTATGAACATACAAGAATTGATAGCCAACGGCCAAAATGTGACAATATCCGTCACGCCTGCCGACCTGAAGGAGTTTGCCCTGACGGTGGCCGAAGAGGTCAAATCCCTGTTGGCCAAAGAGGGCAAGCCGGACAAAAGGCTGACACCCAAAGAAGCCGCGCAACAATTAGGCGTAACGTTATCGACTTTGTGGAGATGGGATAAGGAAAGTTACTTGTCTCCAGCCGGACGTATCGGGCGAAAGCCATATTACTTGCAAGCCAGATTGATACAATCAAATAAAAGGATATGATTATGAAAGACGTAGAATTGAAAAGCCTTTTGGCCACGATAGAAGATGCTTTGGTAAACGAGTTCGACCATCGCAAACGCTCATCTTCCATTTGCATGAGCGGTGAGACGTGCGACCTTGAAGTATCATACGATGCTTTGACGGGCAAGGTGGAAGCCATGATATACGGTGATGATGTCCGCAAGTCTTACCCAAACGTCCAAAAGCTGATAGAGGATTCAATAAGCACCGAAAAAATAGACAATGAAGTGTACCTCGAAGAGATGCGGGATGATGAAGAATACGAGGCCGTAATGGACAACCGTATGGCCTTAGACCGCGCATACGGTTACGGATACGGGATATATTGGTGATGGGATGAAGCCGGGGTTCGATTCCCCGGCCACCAGCAAGACAATAGTTCTTTGACATATTGTGAACATCAGCCATGCCGGAATGTTGGCGAGCGGAAACGCGGAGAAACCACCCAAGCGGAAGGCTGAAAGAGAAAGCGGACAGCGGGATTTCACCTTATCCCATCAAGTATATCGCATTGGGGCGCGAGCACGCTACCGCCGAAACTCATGATACATATAATCCACCGCAAAAGGCGTGATGCCGTCAATCGAATTGGCGCGGTGGAACATAACAAACCATTAAGTTCACAGCAACAGATTATAAAGTTTGCGTAATGAAACGGAATAACTATCGTCAGAGGTATAAAAAAGATGGGAGAACAAATCTTCAAGGGAATCCCACTTGCGCATGTCCCCAAAATGGAGGATTATCTTCCAAAGATGATTGTTCTCTTCAAAAAACGGAAGAATTGTCGCGGATAGATTTGAGTAAATTTCCCGTTGGTACACGGGTTGTTCGAGTGTCGCCATATTTGACCTTAGATATTCCCGACAGTTTTTTTGAGCAGAACCAAGGTTCGCATGAAGACAGAGGATTACATAATCTTTATACGAAAGAAGGCTATCTATCCGAAGAACATCGCAAAGAACAATTAGCCTTTTTAAATGGGCGATCGCCGAAAGGTCGCAAATAGCTTCCTCAAACCATATCATCCCTGATATATCACCGGACATTGTGCCGTTAATCAGGTGGTGGCAGTACTCATGAGAGAATTGGTAAACCCAACGCCACCAGTCGTCACCACTTACATGTAAGCATATCTTATGGCCAATTTGACCATTATCATATATGGTAGGGCATTCATCCTTGTATGATATTATGCAATCACTTGTATGGAATACATCATTTCCTATCCAATTTGAGAAATCAATTTGGACTTGTTGTAATAGGCGGTAGACAATATCCTTGTTGTAGTTGCCAAAACGAGGGTCTTCCGCAACGTATAAATTTGTTGAAATTCTATTTGTAATCATAAGTTTTAAATGTGACGCTGCAAATATAGAATAATCCCGGCGTACTTCCAATATCAAAGTAAGTTTTAAGTGTGACGATTTTTCTTTTACTTCATTGGAAGTGCGCCTTTTTCAGATACATCCCCTCCCGTAAGATTCGGGGTAACAACCGGTTTAAGCCGTTGAGGGGAACATGAACCAAAACAAACAATATGAAAACATTAAGAAACATTGGAATTGCCACATTGTTTATAGTGGCATTGGGATTGGCTGGACACGCTGACCGGACAAACGAGATAGTAAACAGCCTGAATCCGCATGTTTATGAACTCATCAAAGGTTTGGGGCATGACACGGACAGCGAGATAGCCAAAGAATACATGGCTCACAAAGAGTATTATGACACATTGTCAGATAAAAATTTATGGTAAATGAAAGGAGGTAAAATATGATAAAGGAAATAGTGATAGATGAAAATTATACTCATGTTGGCTTATTTGATAGCATGAAGAAGGGGGATGTGTACAAAGTACCGTTCGAGAAAAAAAGATATAATGGAATCAGGGCAGAATCAAGCCGTAGAAATAATAAGGGACGGCTTCTGGATGAACTAAAAACAGCAATGGATGTGAAGTTTAGGGTTTCTGCAAAAGAATATCCCGGTTATATCTCTATTATATGTATAAAGTGAAATTATTATGGATATTCAAGAACTAAATACTGTCATAGCAGACTTTGTTCAAGTGGGCTATATGCAGGCCGTCAAGGCGTATGAGCCACCGCAAGACTTTGTCCGAGTATCCGAAGTAAAACAGTGGCTAAAAATGATGCGGATAGACATCAAGCGTTTTAACCGTTTGGTTTCGGAAGGTGTGATTCGGGCTACAAGGAAAGGAACTGGACGAAACTCTCCGCTTTACTATTCAAAAGCTGAAATAAAACAAGCACTTTCTATGGCGAATATAGCCGGGATTGTAGCGAGGGGAACAATAAAATAATTCTTTTAAAACAAAATATTATGAGCTTGATTAAGAAATCCAATGAATTAGTTATCCCATCAATCGTAAAGATTATGATTTACGGTCAAGCCGGTATGGGAAAGAGTACGTTAGCTTTGAGTGCACCGAAACCGTTGTTGCTTGATTTCGACAACGGTGTAAAACGCGTGAACATGGCGCATCTTGACGGTGTGGACATCGTTCAGATAACCTCTTGGCAGGACGTTCAACAAGTATTGCAAGAAAACCTCTCCGATTATCAGACTATCGTGGTTGATACCATCGGTAAGATGATGGACTTCATCATCACTTACAAATGTGGTACAAGACAGCCACAAATCAAGGACTGGGGAGGTATCAATGCCGAATTTTCATGGCTAACCCGTACACTTTCCTCTTTGAACAAGAATGTGGTATTCGTAGCTCACCGGGACACGCGCAAGGAGGGAGACGATACGGTTTTCATCCCGGCATTGCGTGAGAAGTCCTACAACTCCATCGTGACGGAACTTGACCTTTTGGGATATTTGGAGATGCGCAATGAGAACGGCATACAGAAGCGTACAATCACTTTCGATCCTACATCAAGGAATGATGGAAAGAACACCTGCAACTTGCCGGGCATCATGTTCGTGCCTAATATCCTTGACAAGGACAGCAACCCAACGGTAAAGAACGACTTCATTACCACCCGGGTAATCTCTCCCTATCTTGGCATGTTGCAAAAGAAAAAGGAAATGCAGGAAGAATATGAGAAACTGATTGCGGAAATCAAAGATTCAATAGAACGGGAAGTGACTGATGCCAAGTCGGCCAACGAATTTGCATCCAAGATAAAGGACTTCAAACATGTTGGCAGTTCATTGGAAATGACAAGAAACATATTTTCGGCCAAGGTGAAAGCCCTTGGGTTGGTATATGACAAAGAGACCAAGACTTATGCAGACAAGGCAGCTTGACTTTAAGTTCTATGCAACGCTTCTCGATGCCTTCACGGGGTATCTGAAAAGCGACGCGATATATGAAAGGTATTGGGGATTCAGCGAGAATCCCCCGCATACCCCCGAAGAGTTCAGGGAAAAGCAATTCCAAAGCCTGATAGACACGATAAACCGTGTCCCGTTCGACAGTGAAGCAGCCGACAAGGGGACGGCTTTCAATGAAGCCGTCGATTGCCTGATTGAAAATCGCCCTCCGGTTGGAATGCAGTTTATCAAAGTGTATGAGGGTGGAAAGATAGCGTGCAGCTCTTTCAAACCGGGCAAGGAAGAAAAAGTAGTGGAACTTATGGCAGCTTACAACAGCCGCGCTTTTCTGTTCCCCATGCCTTTATTGAAAGAGTTCGCCAATTATTACAAAGGCGCACTTACGCAGCAATTCGTACAGGCCGTTTTACCTACGTGCTTCGGCAATGTACTTCTATATGGCTATATAGACGAACTGATGCCCATGTCCATACACGACATCAAAACCACAGGGAGTTATTATGTAGGCAAGTTCAAAGACCACTGGCAGCATGTTGTCTATCCGTATTGCCTGATGCAGAATGGTAGCGATGTAAGGCAGTTCGAGTATAACGTGACCGATTTCAGGCAAACCTACACTGAAAGCTACACATTCGTTCCGGAACGTGATATTCCCATCCTCACGTCACATTGCGAGGAACTAATCCGGTTCCTGAATGACAACAGAGATTTGATAACTAATAAAAAAATATTCGCAGAAGATGAGTAACCAAATAACAGGACGGCTGACCTGGTTCGGCCAAACCGTCCAAATCCCATCCAAGAATGGAGGCAACCCGTTTTTAAAGCGTGAGTTCTTACTCGATGCAACTATACACGATCCTTATACTGGCGAGCGAAGTCAATATGAAAACATTCTACTTCTTGAAGTTTCCGGCGAGAAATGCGCTGAACTTGATAACTTTAGAGTTGGTGATGTAATCACGGTTTCTTTTGCTTTGCAAGGTAGAGAATGGACGAATCAAGACGGACAAACAAAGCGTATGGTTTCCATACGATGTTATAAACTGGAAGCGAGAAAACCGGTACAACAACCGGCACAACCTTTCCAACAGCCAACGTCACAACCGGGCACCGACATGCAACAGTTTCCTCCACAAGTGGATGATAACGGGAATCCTAAAGACGACCTTCCTTTTTAATCTATGAGGTACGACGGTTCCAATGAACTTCATGCCCGGCAGGCGAGGGCAAAATTAGAAAAGCTCATCAAAGACAAAAAGATATTTGACTTGACTGAAAAGAAGCCCCAAAGAAGCATTCAGGCCAACAAATACCTTCACGTCTGCCTTTCATACTTCGGATGCCAAATCGGCGAAACCATGGAGTATGTGAAGAGGAACTACTACAAGATACTTTGTAACCCCGATACTTTCATAAGGGAGAGGGAAGACAAATACCTTGGCCGTGTGAAATACCTGCGAAGTTCCTCCGAATTGGACAGTTCGGAATTTTCCCTTACGGTAGACCGTTTCCGTAACTGGTGTTCATCAAATGCCGGTGTCTATATCCCAAGCCCTGATGAAGAAAGGTTGATACAATTAATGGAATTAGAGATAGAACGTAATAAAGAATTTATTTAATTATGAATGAAAGTAACATATCACGAGACCACATCGCGCTTGAAGCGATGAAAATAATACTGGATAAAAGCATAAAACAACGTATCACTCCCGTCCAACGCATCAGGAAATTGGCAGGGCTGAGATACGAAGTTCGCTCTTTTTTCATACACAATCCCGGCAACGTGGCCGAGTCGGCTTATGAAATCGCCGATGCGATGATAGCCGAAAGGGAGAAAGGAGGCAAGCAATGAACGAATGGTTTGAATGCAGCGTCAGATATGAAAAGACGCTTGAAAACGGAATGCAGAAATATGTGAATGAGCCTTACTTGGTGGAAGCCATCAGCTTCACCGAAGCCGAACAGCGGTTTATCGAAGATATACAGCCGTTCATGGCCGGTGAATACGAAGTCAAGGCCGTGGCCAAACGGAAAATCAGCGAGCTTTTTGAAGACGACAAGGAGCTTGCCGACAAATGGTTTAAATGCAAGGTCGCATTCGTCACGTTGGATGAAAGGAGTGGCATTGAAAAGCGTAAAATGCAAACCATGATGGTACAAGCCTCCGGCTTGTGGGATGCCGTGAAGCGTTTGGACAAAGTGATGGGATGTACCATGGCCGACTACGAGATTGCATCTGTCAGCGAGACGGCCATCATGGACGTGTTCCACTACAAGGAGACGGAGGCATCCCATGGAGAATGATTTCATTCCAGATTGGTGGATACCGGAATAAATAGAAAACACAAAACGAATTAAAAAAAATATGGAAAAGAATGATATTTTGAATAGCGATTGTGATGTCCGCAGTAGTGCCGCAGGAAACCCGAACACGCCTGTCGGC